CCATGTTACCCAGCGCTAGCAAAACCCGTGCCAAACCTAAACCATACCGCAAAAGAGTCACGCCTTGGCTAAAACAATCCATGAAACCATGCAATCACCGCCGTAACTATCCGAAATTTCCCAGCAATTTCCTTTATACCTCATATCAGCCGCCAATACCGCAAAAGAGGCAAATAATGAAACATGGGAAAAACCGGCTATTTCACGCCCAGCCAAAACACGCCAAAAAACACCGCAAACCGCGATAGAAACACGGTTGACACGGTTAAAACATGGCGTAAAAACCGGATAAAACACCCGATTAAATTGGATAAAATCGGATAAAATACGCACATTCCCGCTGGAACAGACGTCCAGCCCGTAGGCGACAGGTTGAGAGGGGAAAGGTCTGGGTAGGGTAGGGTAAGGCTGGGCGGTGCATTGTAGTGCCATACCGTAGTGCCATAACAATGTGAGTAGAAAAGCTACACACTTTTTACCCATATGAGTACAATACCTACTCACTATGTAGTGCCATACCATAGTGTGTACAATACCTACACACTTCCCTACTCATATGAGTACATTACCTACACACTTCCCATTTACCCATTTACCCACATACCCACCACCCATTTACCCACCCTCCTCTGGGTAGAGAAAAAGCCTGACCCCACCCCCCCCCAGAGGTGTGATGGTAGAATGATAGCACTGAAAAATAAAAAATATGAAACTGAAAAAAAAATAAAAAATATAAAATAAAAAAAACACTGGGAGTGGGCAGGTGTCAGGAGGAGTGTAAAAAATTTACATTTGTTCCTTCCCGCCGCAAAATAACGAGCCTTGAATTTTATCATTGACAAGGACTTAGCGGCAAAAGTACTCTGGCAACAAATGGCATATCCTCCACAAAAATTAGGCAAAGTAGAAGTCACAGGGAACGTGATGCAGCTATCTGACGGCACATATACTGAGGCCGGTAGACTAGCCATTATGCAAAAGATCTGTGACCTTGTTTGTGACAAGCAGACATTGGACTGCATCTTGCGTGAGCATAAACTCCCTATGAAGCAGACAATATATACTTGGATGTCGCAAAATCCGCTGCTTGCTAAAATGTACAATGATGCGCGGGCTACCAGAGCTTTTTCGCGGGGCGATAAGATTGACGCTATCACAGAGTTAGTACTCAGCGGTGCTCTTGACCCCAACAGTGCTAGGGTGGTAATAGACGCTGAGAAGTGGCAAATGACCAGAGAAGCACCAAGGTTGTTCGGGGACAGGGTAGCTGTTGAGCATGACGTGTCAGGGGAACTAGCCCAGGCAATGCAGGCTGCTAGGCTCAGAGTAAGTGCTATCGAACAAACGCCGGTAAGCACATACTTACCAGATACGTCCGATACTGACCAAGAGGACTTCAGTGGGAATAGCGAGCAGTAAAGCAGATACCCTTATGGTGCTGGATATGTCCAGCATGGCACATGACCCTTACAAGTGGGTTCTGTATTCCTTCTCCTGGGGCGTCGGCGACCTAAAGGGGCACACTGGGCCGGACACCTGGCAGGTAGATATTCTCACAGCAATCCGCGACGGGTTACTAACCCCTCACGAAGCAATAAGAATTGCTGTAGCAAGCGGCCACGGCATAGGCAAAAGTGCTCTAGTATCTTGGCTGATACTTTGGTCACTTAGCACACACGAAGATACCCTCGGCATCGTTACAGCTAACACAGAGACCCAGCTACGGACAAAGACATGGGCTAACCTTGCAAAGTGGTACAGGCTGTTTATCGCCAAGCACTGGTTTAAACTCGCAGCAACGGCTATCTACTCCATGGATCCTGAGCACGAAAAGACCTGGAGGATTGACGCAGTACCATGGAGTGAGAACAACACTGAGTCATTCGCGGGCCTACACAACGAGGGCAAGCGGATACTCATAGTCTTTGATGAAGCATCAACGATACCGGATTCGATCTGGGAAGTGGCAACGGGGGCATTGACTGACACTAACACAGAGATAATATGGTGTGTCTTTGGTAACCCTACCAGAAACGTAGGGATGTTTAAAGAGGTCATTGCCGGCCGATTTAAGCACCGATGGATTCACAGACAAATAGACTCCCGCACCTGTAAGATTGCCAACAAGGTAATGGCAGAGGAGCTAATTGAAGACTATGGTATTGACAGCGATATTGTCAAAGTCCGTATCAGGGGCATGTTCCCAAGCATGTCTGCCCGCCAATTCTACAGCGTTGAAGATGTAGACGCTGCCTTTGGGCGGGAGCTTAGGAAAGACCAGTATGAATTTGCCCCAGTGATTATTACTGTTGACCCAGCTTTTGAGGGCGACGATGCACTGGAGATTGGCCTACGCCAAGGGCTCTCATTCAGAATCCTTCGCACAGTGCCAAAGAATGACAACGACATTCAGATAGCGCAAATTATCGCTGGCATCGAAGACGAGGAAAAGGCCGACGCTGTATTTATTGACGGGGGCTTTGGTACAGGTATTATATCAGCTGGTAGAACCTGGGGAAGGAACTGGCAAATAGTTTGGTTCAGTGGCGCGTCAGGAAAGCCTGGCTTTCTTAACAAGCGTGCTGAGATGGCGAACGATGCAAAGGTCTGGCTCAAAGAGGGCGGGTGCCTGCCAGAAGACCACGAACTAAGGGAAGACATCCTATGCCCAGAAGTAGTCTCCCGCACCGATGGTAAGGTACAACTTGAAGGTAAGAAAGAGATAAAGAAAAGGCTTGGCCGCAGCCCAGGCAAACTTGATGCCTGGCTCCTGTCGTTTGCTTTTCCAGTCTATAAAGAAATCCATGGTGAGACTGGGCCACTAGGCCGCAGGAAGAATCAAATACTTTACGACTACGACCCATACGCAGTTGAAGCGTAACTAGGAGAACCTTATGTGTTTTGGCGGAGGCAGTCCATCAGCACCCCCAGCACCAGCACCCGCGCCGCAGCAAGCGCAGGGTAACGTAGTGCAGTCGCAGCAACTCGCTATGCAACGCCAACGTGCAGCTGCTAGTAACACACAGCTGACTGGGCCGCAGGGCATACTTCCTAAACAATTTGCTGGCAAGACCCTTTTAGGAGTCTAACGTGCAGGAGCAAGATAGCAGCATAAATTACCGCCTACGCCAGCACTTTGAGCAGCGGTACTATAGCATGGACAACGAGAGGACATCATTCCTACCGCTGTGGCAGGACATCTCTGACCATGTGCGCCCAAACGCTGTTCGCATCAACACAACAGTTAAGCACGACAAAGGGCAGCGTAGGGATACAGCCATCATTGACCCAACGGCAACCCTTGCATCCCGCACACTTCGCAGTGGGTTAATGGCGGGCTTAACTAGTCCCGCGCGACCTTGGTTTAAACTTGGCACTCCAGACCCCGGCCTAAACAGCTACCAGCCAGTCCAAGCATGGCTTTACCAAGTAGACAACATCCTGCATGACATCTTTTCTAAGTCTAACCTTTACCAAATCCTCCCTATGGTCTACGGAGATGCTGGGGACTTTGGCACAGCTTGTATGTCCTGCTTAGAAGATGATAAAACAACCCTTCGTTTTTCTCATTTCATGCCTGGGCAGTTCTTCATTGCAGTAGACAGCCACAATCGTTGTGACAGCATGTATCGCCGGTTTCCAATGACTGTAAGGCAGCTAGTCCAGAAGTTTGGCGACACAGTATCAGCTACAGTAAAAGGTCTCTACGACTCACAGCAGTATGAAACTGAGATAGAAATCTGCCAAGCAATTGAACCGAATACTGAACGTGATGTGACTAGCTTTAGAAACTCTGACAAGCCGTATCGTAGCGTCTGGTTTGAGTGGGGGCAAGACTGGGGTCTGTTCCTACACAAGAGTGGCTTCGATGAATTTCCTGTCATGGCACCACGCTGGGACTTATACGACGAGAGTAGCTACGGCACAGCTAGTCCGGGCATAGACTGCCTTGGCTCAAACCGCGCCCTGCAACTTGCTGACAAGCGGGAGACACAGGCAGTAGACTGGTATGTCCGGCCACACTACCTTGTTGATAGTTCACTAAGGCAGCAATTCAAAGGGATGCTGCCAGGCGGAGAGACATACGTAGATAATCTGTCTGCCTCCCCACATGCTGGAGCGCGCCCAGTCCGAGAGGTAAACCCCTCAATAAAGGAAATTGATCTTAAGATCCAGCGCTACCAGCAATTTATAAAACGTTGTTACTTTGAAGATGTCATGCAGACGTTGATCCAAGGTGACACCGGTGATCGCAAGACAGCTAGGGAAGTAGAAGAGCTACACGCGGAAAAAGTACTGGTTCTTGGCCCTGTCATGGAGAGGTTTAACGACGAACTCTTTGACCCCCTCATCGACAGGGCGTTTGGAATCTGTCTGCGTAAAGGGCTATTTCCTCCACCGCCGCAAGAGCTCAGTGGGCAATCTCTCAAGGTAGAGTATACCTCAATCCTGGCACAGGCACAGCGAGTCCTTGGTGTAACAAGTATCCAGGAAGTATTCGGCATGGTAACACAGCTATCCCAGTTTGACCCGAAGGTTGCTGATAAGTGGAACGGTGACGTTGCTGTTGATACCATTGCTGAGATGTATGGCACAAACCCGAACCTGATTCGGGGCAAGGAAGAGGTTGCACAACTCAGGGATGCTAGAGCCAAGCAGCAGCAGATGCAACAGATGGCTGCTATGGCCAAGCCGATGAAAGATGCTGCTGGCGCTGCACAGGCACTGGGTGGCACTGACGGGGGCAACGTCCAGGGTATTGTTAATCAAATGCTTGGATCTGGGCAAGGGCAAGGGCAATAGTCCAGAAATGTAAAACATTTACATTCATTACTAGAGGCGACAGTGGCAAAGAAAGAACACTACATAGACTTCATAACACAGCGAGATGAAGATGACATTCGCAGTGTCTTAAAGACTAGCTACGGGCAGCGATTTATCTCTAGGCTACTGATAAGTTGCGGGGTGCATAAAGCACCGTTAGCCTTAGAGAGCAATGAACTAACATACATACGTATCGGGATGCAGCAAATAGGTAATGCAGTACTACAGGAAGTAATGCGAATTAAACCGGAAGTATACGCTGTGATGGCGAAAATGAATCAGGAGGATGAAGATGCCAGAGCAAGAGAACACGAACAGCGAGCAGACGCAGACGCAGACGACTACTAACTCAGACGGTGCTGCTGTTGCCACAGACGCTACTACTGCGGTACAGCAAAACAGCGACGACCTATCCACTCTCTTTACCCCCGAAGAGGTAACAGCAAAGAAGGAAGCTGCCACCGCTAAGGTCACAGAAGATAGTCGTCGTGCAGCTCTTACTGATACCCAGCGCGCTGAAGAAGATGCTACGGCTGCTGAGGCAGCTAAGCTCGACACCATACCAGAAGCCTATGAGTTCAGCATACCAGAAGGCCTTGAGCTTAATCAAGAAATTCTGGATAAGATAACGCCAGTGTTTAAGGACGCGGGCCTCACACAGGCTAAGGCCAATACCCTGATCGACGTCTACACTAAGGAAGTCCTCCCAGCTTTCGTCAAGCAACAGACAGAAGCATGGACTGCTGAGGTAGCAAGCTGGGCAGAAGCAACTAAGAAAGACCCTGAAATAGGCGGAAGTAAATTTGACGTAACAGTTGAAAAGGCGGCGCGGGCACTTAATACTATTAACCCAGCGTTGAAAGAAGCATTGGACAAGTATGGTTTTGGTAATCACCCAGAGATGATTCGTGCCTTCTCTAAGGTTGCCGACATGATGTCTGAGGATAGCATCAGCCAGGCAAAGAGAACCGAGCAGTCTGGAAAGTCCATTGCTGAAAGAATGTTTCCAGACCTTCCACTAAAGTAACACTGGAGAATGTATGAAGGTATTTATTATTATAGCTGCATTGATGCTGGCAGCAGCTACAGCAATAGCATCAGACTTTAACCGTCTCCCGTACCCTATGCTTGGCAACGCCAACACAGCGATATATGAGATTGGCCCATCTGGTAATCTAGTAACCAGACTGTCACTTACCAACACAGCAGTTGACCTATCAGCCTACATTATGTATGAACTGGTTATACCTGCTGCCACAACTACCTGCCAGATTCGTACCAGTGCAGTAGCACCAACAGTCGGATACGGCACTACCATCGCTGTTACGTACCCAGGCGGTGTTGTAGTAAAGCACTCAGTAAATGCCACAACGCCATTTGCTAACCTCTCAGGTTGCACTGGCGCTTTTATCACTATGCAGTAACTACCTAGTAACTACCTAGTAACTACTTAACAAAGGAGAAGTAAAATGGCCATTGACGGAACTGGGGCATACCCAAGCATGATTGACGTAGTATCCACCCTTGACCCGCAGGGCAACACAGCAGCTATTGTTGAACTCCTGCAACAGAAGAATCCAATCCTGAATGACATGCCTTGGGTAGAAGGTAATACTAACCTTGGGCATCAGGTAAATGTACGTACAGGCTTACCGGCAGCAACTTGGACAAGCTGGTACCAAGGCGTTCCAGCAACCAAGTCCACCTATGCAAAGGTCATGGAATCCTGTGCTATGATGGAGCAGCGAACTGAGATCGACAAACGGGCTGCTGACTTCAACGGCAACAGTGCAACTTTCCGGCTGAAAGAAATGCTCGGCTCGATTGAAGCATTGAACCAGGGATTATCCACCGCCTTGTTTTACGGCGACAGCACTGTTAATCCTAACCAGTTTAACGGCCTCGCCCCACGCTTTAGTTCCCTCTCAGCTGGCAACGGCGGGAACATAATTGATGCCAAAGGAACAGGTGCAAACTTAACCTCCATCTGGTTCATTGGCTGGTCTGGTATGACTGTCCACGGCATTTTCCCCAAGGGTCAGAAGGGTGGCCTTCAGCGAGAAGACCTGGGCGTCTTTGATGCCTTCGATGCCAGTCGCAATCGCTTCCGTGCAGTTGGTGACTTGCTTCAGTGGAATGTTGGTCTGGCAGTAGAGGACTGGCGGTACATAGTTCGCATCGCTAACATTGACATGGTTGCACTGTCAACGCAGGTCGGCCAGGCGGACTTAATTCAGCTCATGACCAAAGCACTGCACTTGCCACCAGAGGTAGGTGAAAGCCGTTCTGGGTTGTCACCAAGCACAGCTAATGGTGCCGCCTCAACACTGATGATGCCTAACCCAGTATTCTACTGCACTCGTAAGGTTGCAGCAATGCTGGACATTCAGTCACAGGTTAAGTCTGGCTTTACTCTTAAAGCCGGCAGTGACGTGTTCGGTCGTCCAGTGACCTCCATCCGTGGAGTACCTATTCGCTCCTGTGATGCTATAAAGGAAACAGAAGCACAGGTTGTTTAATCACTTAACTTTTTGAAAGGAGCTATAAAATGATTCTCGATTCTCAGTTAGTTCTTTCGTGGCGGCAGGCAGTTACAGCATCCGCAGCGTCTGTTGCCGATGCCACTGTGCAGCCAAACTCTCAGGGTATTATTGACCTTATCAAAGCCAGAAACATTGGTGTTGGTACAGATAAACTCTACCTAGTAGTAGACTGTGTGACTGCCATGGCTGCTGCACTGGCTGCTACAGTCACACCAACTCTTCGCACCAGTGCTACACAGGTTGCATCTGCACTGACCGGCACAATTAACACACTTGTGACATTGAACACGTTTGCTGCTGCATCACCAGCAGGAACGCGTATCATCACAGTGCTTCCACCGGCGGCTTACCTTCAGTATCTTGACGTCTATTATACTGTTGTTAATGGCCCACTGACAGCTGGCGCCTTCAGTGCTTATGTTGTAACAGACATTGCTCTTCAGACCTACTATGCTGAAGGTTTCAACCCGAACTGATACTGAGTTCTAGTGCTTAACAAGGGGTAGCAGGAAACTGCTACCTCTGATTAAATACTGGAGGTTATCTATGTCACTCTTCACTGCAACACAAAACGGATACTTACATGAGTTTAAGATTAACGGCGTCCCTAGCTCTGGGCTTGTTACCAGTGGGGATGTGATTGACTACGAGGGGATACATAGAGCCTGGCTTTCACCTATCCCAAGTGCTGTGAAGGCTGTCAAGGCCAGTGGTAAAGCGGGGGCAAAGACTGTAGCAGAGCCCAGTGCCTCTGACGTGACGCGTAAACTCTTGACTAACCAACTAGACTCACTGAAGGTTCCATACGCTCCCACTATGGCTAACGAGCAGCTTCAGGCAATGCTTGTTACAGCTAAAGGACTCCCAGCATGAATACCATAGGCCAGGTTGCTATATACAACCAAGCTCTTGCAGCTGTTGGAATATCTAAGTTTGTCCAGCTCATGAGCGAGGGAAGTCCTCAGGCCAATGTGTGTAACTTATTCTGGCAGTCTTGCCAAGACCAGATACTTGAAGATGCTTCACCAGCGTTTGCAACCCGCTACACCCAGTTGGCAAAAAGCACCAAGCTGGTGTATGGTTGGAAAAATGTATTCGCCTACCCAGCTGATTGCTTAATCCTAAAAGGATTAGTAGATCAACCAGTAGCCAACTCAACACCCACCACAGAGCCATTGTACTACCAGTATAAGTATCTTTACAACCTGCAGGTTCCGTATGGTGTCAGTGAGGATGAAGTAAACGGTGGTCTTGCTATAGGAACAGATGCAGACTTCCCGATCGCCCAGTACACTGCCAGAGTAACTAATCTGGCTCTTTGGCCAGCATCTATAATCAACGCCCTGGTGTTGTTGCTAGCAACTAAGATAGTAGCTCCGTTAGCTGCTAATCCAAAGTACGCTGAGACAGCCGGCAGAGCGTATGAGTTTGCACTTAATAAAGCAATCGCCAACGGGTATAATGAAGCAACTACAGTGCCCGACCTAGACAGTGAGTTTGTAACAATACGAGGGTAATATGCCACAAGGTATCCCACAAGCAAGTTTCACTGTCGGCGAACTCTCTCCCAGCCTCTATGGCCGCATTGACATTGAGCTGTACTACAAAGCACTGGCAGAGTGCCGTAATATGATTGTATCTAAGTACGGTGGTGTTGACAATCGCCCAGGTACACAGTTTATAACAAAGGTAAATAACTCTGCATCACAAGTACGCATTATCCCTTTTCAGTATAACACCCAGCAGCAATACGTACTGGAACTCGGAGACCATACGCTCCGCATTATTCAGAGCGGCACAGTCCAGACAGTTGATGGCACAGCAACTGGAGCACCAATAGTCGTAAGTACACCATGGGCAGCAGCTGACTTGTTCATGCTCAAGTACACACAAAGTGCAGACGTACTTACTATATGCCACCAGGCTTATCCTACCCAGCAACTCATGCGGCACTCTGCTACCTCCTGGACATGCACACCATTCCTTAATGTGAATGGGCCATTTCAGGATATTAACTCAGACCCAGCAACTACCATATACGCATCTGCTGTGTCTGGCATAGGCATTACGTTAACTGCATCTACTGCATTATTCACAGCAGACTTAGTCGGTCTAGAGTTTTATCTGCAACAATCTCCTGATAACACAACGGCAGCCTGGGAAGTAGCAGTAGACAAGAGTATTAACAACATAGTAATCTTTGGCAATAACTACTACCAAGCACTTACCAGTGGAAAAACTGGAACAGTTGGCCCCACAGTTACTGTTGGCTCTTGCAGAGATGGAGACCCAGGAGTACTGTGGAAGTACCTACACTCTGGCTTTGGCATAGTAAAGATAACTGCTGTGACCAGTTCGACTGTGGCAACTTGCACAGTGTTGTCGCGGTTACCAGACTCTGTTGTAAACATAACAGCACTTGTTCATATAACTAACGTAGTAACTGGTGACCCTACTACATCACAGTCGGCAATAGTAACCACGCAGTATCCTAACTCGTTTGCAACTAATGACCAGATAACAATATCTGGCGTTGTTGGAGCAGTAGAAGCAAACGGCTCTTTTGTAATCACAGTAATTGACTCAACACACTTTATGCTGAATAACCTATACACTACCAGCACGTACGTGTCAGGTGGAACAGCATCCGAAACAAGTGCAGCTGTGCCAACGTATTACTGGGCACTACCAGCATGGGGGTCGTCACAGCAGTATCCCGAAACAAGTGCTTACTTTCAAGACAGGCAGCTTTTTGGCGGGACGGCTGGTAAGCCATCAAACATCTTTATGAGCACAGTATCTGGCTTCCTAGACTTCTCTGTTGGTAACCCCGTGCTAGATACTGACGCAATAACATATAAAGTTCTTTCTAACCAAGTGAATACCATACGCCACATGCTGGAGCTCCAGTACTTAATAGTATTTACCTCTGGCGGGGTCTACATGGTTCAAGGGGGAACTAACGGAAACGGTGTTGTTACTCCTACTACTATGAACTTATCACTACAGGGTGCTAATCCAGTAGCTGACGTTCAGCCACTTCGTATTGCAAACTACGCTATGTTTGTTCAGGAGAAGGGGAATCAAGTCCGGTCACTTGGGTATTCATTTGCTGATAATGCTTTCGTCGGTCAGGATGTTACCGCACTAAGTAATCACCTTCTTCAGTTCTGGACTATCACTGACTGGTGTTACCAAGAAATCCCTTACTCGTGCATCTGGGCAGTGAGAAGTGACGGAACCCTTCTTGGACTGACCTTTAACCCAGAGCAGCAGATAACCGGCTGGCATCATCATGACACGCAAGGGGTATATGAGTCAGTCTGCAGGGTGACAGAAAACAATACTGATGTCGTATATGCAGTAGTTAAGAGAACACTGAATGGTGTTGCAACCAGAGTCATTGAACGCTTCCAGCCACGGCAGTTCCTAGACCAGAGGGATGCATACTTCGTTGACTGTGGCCTCACCTATGACGGGAGGGCAACAAATACTTACGCTTCTACGTTCTCAGGACTTGACCATCTCAATGGGCAGTTGGTGTCAATCCTTGGTGATGGTATAGTGTTCCCACAGAAAGTAGTAGCGAACGGAACTGTTACTACATCTTACCCAGTGCTTGTGGCGCATGTTGGCTTGCCTTACACATCTGAGATAACCACACTTCCACTGGCTTCTAACAGAGCTGATATTACAGACAAGAAAAAGAATGTGAATAGTGTATCTGTTATTGTTGATCGGTCAGCTGGCTTTGTGGCGGGCCCAGATGCTAGTAACCTATCAGAGTATAAGACACGTACTACTGAAAACTATGGCTCAGCAGATAACCTGCTAAGTGAAATAGTAGACTTTAATGTTGTTTGCAACTGGGATAAGAAAGGACAAGTAGTTGTGCGTCAAGACAAACCACTGCCACTTACTGTGCTGGCAGTGATACCGCAAGCTGAAATTGGAGGCTGGTAGTATGGATACTGTGCAGTTTTGGGATATGGCTAAGATGCTGATTGTTGCTGTAGTCGCAGCTATGATGGCTAAAATGGACAGGGATCATAGAGACTTTCAGCGGCAGAACACGGAGCTGTTTAAGGACTTATTTTCCCGTGTGCGTAAGATTGAACTTACCTGCGCAACTAACCACGGTATGACACATAGAAAGCTGGATGGCGCTGATGAAAGTTGAAATTGTTAAAGCACAGCTTTCACATATCCAGCACATCGCTGATAACATCAGGGATGCTGATCGACAAGAAATATATGACTACTGTCTACTGTGCCCGCTAGAAGCACTTGAGAAGTCACTGAATAGCTCTGAGCTAGCCTGGACAGGCATGATTGACGATGTTCCGATCTGCATGTTCGGAGCAGCGGAGGTGTCCTTGTTAACTGGTGTTGGCCGTCCTTGGATGATTGGCACAAAGGGGATTGAGGAACATTCAGTTATATTTTTACGCCGCTGTAGGCCTTGCGTCTTCAAGATGGCAAAGCGTTTCCCCCGTCTTGAGAACTACGTGTCTGCAAGTAATATCCTAGCGATTACTTGGCTGAAGTGGCTGGGATTTACATTCGGGCCAGAAGAAGAAGTCGGCCTCTTTAAGAAACCATTTAAAAAGTTCTGGATGTGACTATGAAACAGGATGATATGAAAACAGTTTCTGACCTCTCAAAGCAGTCTTTGCTCACAGTAGACTACGGGTATTTTATGGAGCTGGCTAAGGCTTGCGGGGGTAAAGATGGCTTCGCACACAGTATCTATGGTACTAACTGGAGAAGCTACAACCCGACGCCTGACAAAGCGTATATGGGATTCGGAGTTCCTGGCATCATACACACTGAAGATGTGCAGGACTTTGAGAGTACTGCTGACGTAATTGCCTTCTTCGATGTTGGTGATGGCAGTACTCAGCGAAGGCTACGCAGGGAGGGAAAGAAAGTCTTTGGCGCGGGCGAAGCAGAGTGTATTGAAATGGACAGGAGTGTGTTTAAAGAAACATTGACTGCTGCTGGGCTACCGCAGCCAGAGTATATAGTACTCTACGGTATTGATGCACTTTCAGCATACCTTAAAGAACACAATGACCTCTGGGTTAAGATTGACTCTAAGTGGCGCGGGATAAAAGAAACTTGGTACCACGAAGACTGGATGAGCTCAGAAGTAGTAGTAGATGAGCTTGCACACTGTCTTGGGTTTATTAGAAACAGCTTTAAGTTCGTTGTTGAAAGTCCTTGGCCAGGTGTCGAAACAGGGTGTGACTTGTTCGTGTCTGGTGGCAAGTATCTTCCTGTTGGAACATACGGCTTCGAGGAGAAGAATGAAGGGTATCTTTGTAAGGTTGTAAATATTGCTGATATGCCTAAAGCAGTAAAAAATGTCAATGACAAGATGGCTGCGTGTTATGAGCAGTGGGGTACTTGTGGTATGATCTCTACGGAAGTCAGAGTACTCAGTGAGAAGTTAGGTAGCTTCGATATTGGCGCGGGGTACTTCCTGGATGCAACTCAACGGGCAGGTAGTCCGCCCGCCGAAATAATAAGCGGCCTTTACACAAACCTGCCATACATCGTCAGGGCTTGTGCGAACGGAGAAATGATTGTGCCAGCGGCTCGACTGGGTGCTAATGGAAAGCCAGTAACATACGCAGCTCAGGTGATACTAAAATCTGCACTAGCTGCCTGTAGCAGCATGCCAGTGTCAGTTGACCCTGGGTTTGAAGAGCTGGTAAAGTTCCGACGCCAGTGTGTGATTGACAACCAGTCTTTTATTATTCCCATGAACGATGATGATATAATCGGTGCTGCTGTAGGCTACGGAAACACTGTAGAAGAGGCAACCTGTATGGCGTTAGAGGCAGCAGATCACGTACACTGCAAGGAGCTTTTCTACAACGCTGATGTGTTCGATGATATACTGGAAACTATCCAGTGCGGGGAAGGGTTAGGACTGGGTAAGTTCTAATCCGTGAATGTAAAAAATTTACATTTAGTATATAACTAGGAGGTCAGTGATGTGTGTTACAGCAGGTGTAGCAGCACTTATAGTTTCAGTAATTGGCGCGGGTGTATCTACATACGCCGCTGTAGATCAAAGTAATACAGCCAAGAAAGTGGCGGAAGATAATGCTGATGCACAACGTAAAACAGCTATTAGCGCAGAAAACCAGGCTGCGCAACAAGCATCTGATGCTACACTAAGGGCAAAAAGGGTAGCCGCTTCTGGTGTTGCAGCCGCAGCCGCTGGTGGTGTTGACCCCAGCACAGGAACGCCACTTACGCTTACGGGGCAGACAGCTGAGTTTGGCGAGCTAGACAGTCTGCGCATAATCAATAACGCTAATAGGACTGCTTGGGGGTATAATACACAAGCTGGTATTGATCAGTATCAAGGGAGCCGAGCACAGACTGCTGGGTATATTAGTGGTGCTGGGACGCTGATATCTGGCTCTGCTAATGCCTATGGTTCTTATGTTAAGGCGACTACAGCATGAACATTCCAGTTCTCACAGAGGCAAACGTAAGTACCACCAACGTACTGCCAACGCCACAGCAGTCTACTAAGTCACCTGTTGGGCACGCGCTAGGGCAGCTGGGTGGGGCGATGGAGGGTGCTGGGGACGAACTATCCAGACTCATACACGCCGAGCATGTGAAAGCAAATTCTTCTGTTGTGACGGGGCGCATCACAGCACTGAATACCGGACGACTTGCACTCCTTAACGATCCAAAGAATGGGCTACTCCAGAAGCTGGGTGACCAAGCGATAGGTAAAAATGCCATTACTCCCATAGGCATGGAGGCATTTAATAAACTATACTCACAGGCCGAGGATGGCCTTACACCGGAGCAGCTTGCACTATTCCGGCAGCACACTGAGTATGATCCAAAAACTAAGACTTCTGGCGTACATAATGATGTGCATCTTCAGCTCATGCGGCATGAGGCTGCACAGGGTAAAGTATCCCAGCAAGTAAATGCGGGAGCTCTTGTTGCCAGCGACCAGCAGCTACTCTCTACTCTGTACCGTGATCCAGTTGCATTTGACAAGCAGCTAAAAGTCACTAAGGCTCATGAGCTAGACCGTCTGCACTTCCACGGAATAGCTGATGATTCACCAGCAGCGGTGGATGCCCTGCAGAAGATTACTTCTTCCGCCTGGGCAGAAAACATTAACTCTTTGATGTCAGAGAATCCCGCGCAAGCTAAGCACCTTTTTGAGCTTCACCAAGATGAACTTGAGCCCAGCCAGAGGATCGCGATTGGCCAGCGTGTTAAGTCAACATCTGATAAGGTACTTGCCCTTACTGAGTCAACGCGACT